CTTCCGATCTGGTAGCGACTACAGAATAAGAATTAATTCCCCATCTTGAAATTAATCACAATTAATATCAATTTATATATTGACTTTAACTACCATCTGTAGTAATATACTTAATACAAGGTAAGGTTAACGACGATGAAGGGGCGGTGCTACAATGATTGATAATATTGATGTTGCCTATTGCATGGCAAATCTTGAGGATAAAATAAGGCGGGAAAAGAGATCGGCTAAAATTTATCTTGATTATTGTGATGGGAATGTTGAAAATCCGACGTATCAAAAAATTATTGCTAGATGGTCAACTATGATTAGTGCTTTTGAAGCAGCATTTGGGGTTGATTATTTTGGAATTTAGAAATTCAAGGTAAGGTTATCGATGATGAAAGGGCAAACAATGAAACTCCGCAACATGAGCGCATACGTCACCTATGAAAAGAACATCACCATTGAGCTTGCAAACGGCGAGGTTCTGAACCTTGAAAACGCGCTTGTTCTTCACAGCTATTCTAGCCGTGTTGCCGTCTATTGCAAGATGCGCGTTTACTTGCTCCCGCGCTATGATTACAGCGTCACCACGTGGAAGCACGTTCACGCGTTCGTCCAAGATTATTGCGATTTCGTTTGGGACTGCAACGCGCGCGAAATGCGCAAGATAGCGGCGCTTGGCGTTGACGATATTGAGAAGGAATACGCATTTGCGAATGGCATCGTAGAGGGGATACCCGTTGAAAATGTCAACTGCGAAGGTTGCGCGCTATTTGGAACCAGCGAATGTTCGCGTCTGTGCGCACTCACCCATCGAGTCGTTACTTGGTAAAGAGAGGAACGCAACAACCTCGCATTTGTAAGCGATTACGGCGCGGCGCGCATCCTTGAGTGTGAGCGGCTCGGAATCTGAGATACTAGGAGGACAAACTATGATCACTCGAAAATCTCTCAAGCGGCAACTCAAGCGCGCGGAGTTTATCCTGATAATTCGTGGCTATGATGAGATTAAGGTATCGATGAATTGTCGTATTTTCAGCAGGCACGCATCCTTGAGTGTGAGCGGGCTTCGCAATCATATAAGGTCTACATTTACGATGAGCGCTACTCGTCGCGAGGTTTACAGCGAGTTTGTTAGTGAGGTTTTGGACAATTTTAGTGAAAGGTATTGATCATGGAAAAGCGAATTTTTGGGCGTCGTTACAATACCGACACGGCAAAGTCGATCATTGAGGGCGAATACTTTTCTCCGAGAGATATTTGGTCCGTTCAGGAAGGCGTTTATCTTAAGAGAAACGGGGAGTATTTCTTTGCTGCCAAAGGTGGCGCTGGAACACGGTATGCAAACGAGGAACACGGAAATTGCGTTATGGGCATGGTAATCGTGCCCCTCAGAAACTCTGAGGACGCAGAACTTATAACTAAAATCATCAAACGCGAGGCAGTGGATGAAAAATATTACAAGTTTCCGGGTGTTAGTTATTATAATGGGTTTGATTGGAAAGATTACTGTCATGAGGTTTATCCTGATGTCGATATAAATACCTTTTATGTGTAGGAGGCATGCAATGACTATCCAAGACAAGACAGAGGCCTACTACATGGCCAAGTTCGAGGACTACATTAGGCAATGCAAGCATTTTTGCCATGATGCCGACAGGCTTGTGCCCGGAGTACGGACGGGTGCAGGAGAACGGCAAGTCGTCTTCAGCGGAGAGCGGAAGAGCGCGCTAATCAAGGAGGAAGCATGCAAGAGCTAAAGCCATGTCCATGCTGCGGGTCAAGCAATGGTCTGTACGTGCTTCAAGACGAGAAGTACGGGGAATGGAGCGTCTTCTGCGACATGTGCAAGACGTCGTTTCAGAACGAGAACCATTGCGATACGCGAGAAGAGGCCATATCAGCATGGAACCGCCGCGCGGAGCGGACGTGCCGCATCGTGTTGATGGACATGGCCGGGAATCCCCCATACAGAACAGGCGACTGGATTCTCGACGCGTTGTCTGATGGGTGTTCAGAGTGCGGGTATCCGTTCAACACACTCAACAAGGGCAAGCCTAACTACTGCCCGCACTGCGGCGCGAAGGTGGTGGACGATGATTAGTGACAAAGAGGCTTACTACAAGATGAGGAATCTTTACGAATTGGTTTTCCGAGTTGTTTACGAAGGTGAATGCTGTGAAAGCATATGAACTGACTATTGAGGAGGCATGGCTTTACATGCCTAAACCTCTCAAATCTTTGATCAGGTTTCTGGGAATGTTGATGGGTGCTGTTGTCATAGTCTTGTGTGCGATTTAAGGATAATTCATGATTGATGCTTGTAAGAAACTTGTTGGATATCTTGTGAAGATTTTATGAAAAGTTGAATTTTTCCGAACACTAATATTCTCATGCCTGTTAAGATATTGAGCGTAGGAAGTACCCCAAACAGAAAGGAATCTAGCAATGCAGAACGTTACCCGCACCATGACCGAATACGAGGTCACTGCGTATTCGGTGTGCGAATCCGACGGAGAGGTGGGATTGAACGTCGTTGCGGAATGCACCGTCCATTCCACCACAATGAACAAGGGGGAGGCCCGTGCGGCCCTGATGGAGGCCACGGGAACGGCCGTCCCCCGAGGATGCACGGTGGTCTGGAAGCCGGTAAAGACCATGAAGTACGCCATGCCCCTTGACAAGTTCTTGGACGAAAGCATTGTTATCGAGGAAAAGGAGATCTAGAATGGCCGTTGAATCTCAGGAGATTGTTCTTTCAAATGTCGAGAGTGAAATTGTCGAAACCGGCATTAGGGAATACGACGTTTCCGAACTCATGGGAGGTGAGGCACTGCAGGCCGTTTGTTCGATTGACGCGGTTGATCCGGAAACGAAGGCAATCGTCTTCAACGCCGCGAACAATCCTGACCACAAGGTGAAGGATTTTGTAAATAAGACGATCAACGTCAAGGACATCTATGCGGAAATCATCGAGATAGCAAACGAAGAAACCGGAGAGATCACTAAGGTTCCGCGAATCGTGCTGATCGATGACACCGGTTTGGCCTTCGAATGCGTCTCGGTGGGCATGTACTCGGCAATCCGCAAGCTTGTCGCGATATACGGTGCCCCCACATGGGAACCACCCCTCACGGTGACGGTCAAGCAGAAATCTGTAGGAAAAGGGTCTATGTACACCCTTCAGCTGTAGCCGTTCATGAAAGCCCCTCCCTACGAAGGGGCTTTCTTAGGAGAATGCCATGTACGATATGCTGTCGATGGCCGACAAGGACTTGCTGAGCGAATTTCTTTACCGTTCCATGTGCCGTGTTCTGAACGTCAACGTGTCCCTTTGGGAAGGGACGGTTCCGCAGGGGGTCAGCGTTTTCGTCGCGCATCCCGAGACGGGAACGTTCGAGTACATGTTCACCAAGGACACGAAATACCCGGTAAGGCGAGACGACATTGACGAGGTTCTTCCCTTGCTGGAAGCTTATGGGAACGTGCGTGCGGGCGGCCTGGTCTACTACCTGAACTCCTGCATGGTTCCCGTCGTTTCCAAGCACAGGGCTTTTCCATATTGAAAGGAGGTGCGGAATGACGCTCACCAAGAACGGTATATGCTATGACCTCAAGGAATCCCCGTATTTCTGTTTCGTGGGATTTTACAAGTTCTTCTTTTCAAGTCCTGCGCATCTTGTCAAGTTCAGAAAAGGGTTGGAAGCTAACAGGGAGTGGCTGAACGATTCCATGAAGAGGCGTTTCAAATTCGATATGGACGTGGAACTGCTTGCCGACTTCAGCCTGTACCGTAAGATCGAGACGCGAGGGTTCCTGATAATCAACGAATCGACGGGGGTTGCGTACGAATGCGCAGAGAATATAGAATTTCGTGGAATGACAATCAATTAAGGAAGCTGAACTCTGCCGTGCGAAGGTACAACAACGCCCTTCGAAGGGCTGCGAAAGCCGACCCTCTTGCGCACATCTACCTTCCACAGGAAGTCTCGTACAAGGAACTGAAGTCGTCCATCACCACCGCACGTGCGTTGAAGAACACTGTGAACAGGTTGACAAGGGTGACGAGGCCCAAGGCCTTGGAGCCGGTGCAGCAGCAGGACGGCTCCATCGTCACCCGTTACGAGAGGCACGAATACGCCGTGCTGAAAAGCGTGCGGGAGAGGAAAAAGAGCATGAGGGCCAAGGCCGAGGGAGTGGTTCAGCCAACGGCGGGTGCCGGAAATCTGAAGCAGGCTGCCCTTTCCAGGGACACACGCCCGGTGTCAACGTTGGGAGCCGGGGCGATAAGGCGTTTCATAGAGACGCAATCGCGTCAACTCAACATGAGCAACGAGGAACAGGTTAGACGTTACTATACCAATTACATGAAAGCCCTGTGGGGCGTTTTCGGAGGCTTTCCCGAGCATGATGCCGATATCGAACATATCGAGGAAATCATTCTGACGATGGCGAGGGACGATTGGAATGCCCTCGTCAAGGCCATCGAGGATTCCCCTAGCATCTCGTACATCTACGGCCCGCAGGAAAGGGAAACAAAGATGAAGAAAATACTGGGTTACTGGATGAAAGTTAGGGCCGTGTGATGGAGTACAAAGACATATGGGCCTTGACTTGGGACGGTGGATTATGGGATGGAAGCGAGGTTTGCAATGTGCCGACGTATGCGGCTGACTTCGAAACCACGGCAGATCCGGACGACTGCCGGGTATGGGCATGGGCTGCAAGCGAGGTCGGAGACGCCGAGAACGTGAGTTTCGGAAACGACATCGAATCGTTCGTTTCGTGGTGCAGGGCGGTGGAGGGTTCGAGGGTGTATTTCCATAACCTCAAGTTCGACGGTAAGTTCGTGCTGCATCACCTTCTGTCCAACGGGTGGACGTGGGTTGCAGGAAAGGACGATGCCAGACACAAGACGTTCACGACCCTTATAAGCGACATGGGTCAGTTCTACAGCATAAAGCTTTACTTCACCCCCGTAGCAGCAGTGGAGTTACTGGATTCCCTCAAGGTGATACCCCTTCCGGTCGCATCCATTCCAAAGGCGTTCGGCCTGTCAATCGAGAAATTGGACATAGACTATCTGGAACCCCGGGAACCGGGACACGTCCTGACCGACAAGGAAAGGGCATACGTAGCCAACGACGTGAAGATAGTGGCTTTGGCCTTGCAGGAAATGTACGAAAGGGACATGAAGCGCATAACCGCAGGGTCGAACGCGTTCCACCATTACGTGAAGTCGATAGGTGGGAAGAAGCGGTTCCGGGACTGGTACCCCGAGCCTGACTACGACCTCGATCTGAGGAAGGGAGGGTGCTACAAGGGAGGGTTCGTGATGGCGAATCCAGAGTTCGCGGGAAAGATCGTCGGCCCAGGCCTGTCTTTCGACGTGAACTCGCTGTATCCTTCCGTGATGGCTTCGGTGCATGGCGAAGTGCTTCCGTATGGGGAGCCTGAAGCCTATGAGGGTTCTTACGTAGAAGACCCAGAAATGCCGCTTTACATACAGTTTCTGGAAGCCGACTTCACGGTGAAGGAAGGTCACATCCCCTGCATGCAACTCAAGGGGAACAGGCTTTTCGGAGAGACGGAGTACATAAGGGATTCGGGCGGGCTGCAGCCCCTGTGCCTCACGTCGGTGGACTTGGAAATGCTTTTCGAGCAGTACGACGTTCATGACGTGCGCTACGTGAGGGGCTACAAGTTCAAGGGTTCCACGCTGCTTTTCAAGGATTACGTGAGGGAGTGGACGGAGGTCAAGCAGAGGGCGACGGTAGAGGGAAACCCTGGAATGCGAACCATTGCGAAGCTTCAGCTGAACTCCCTTTACGGAAAGATGGCGACCAATCCGGTCAAGCAGTCCCGCATGCCGTATCTGGACGAAGGGGTGGTGAAGTACGCGCTGCTGGACGAGGAACGAAAAGAAGCCGTCTACCTTCCCGTCGGTGCGTTCATAACCGCGTATGCACGCGCGTTCACCGTGCGTGCGGCGCAGGCGAACAGGCATCGATGGCTCTACTCGGACACGGATTCCAACTACTTCCTGGGCACCGAAATGCCGGACGGCATGGAAGTTGACGACGTGGAACTTGGAAAATGGGCTCTTGAACACCGGTTCGACAGGTTCAAGGCGCTGCGCGCCAAGTCCTACTGCTTCGAGGAAGGCGGGGAACTAGTCGTGCATTGCGCCGGGATGCCGTCGCGTTGCCATTCCGGCGTAACGATGGAGAATTTCGCGTTCGGCAGACAGTTTGCGGGGAAGTTGCGCCCGAAGGACGTGAAAGGTGGTACAATACTCGTGGAGGACGTTTTCACGATTCACGAATAGGAGGACGAAATGGCAAGCAGGTACGAGCCTAGCCTGCGCGAACTGGCTATGGAGCCGGACGAGGAACGCCGCCTCGAAATGGCCGCCGAGATAGACCGCGACGCCGCGGATTTGGACGAGAGGTGGGACAACCGGGACGCATATGCGGGCCTCGAGGCCGAGCGCGACCGTCTTGCGGCGGAGCGCGACGACGCGATTGCCGACCGCGATTCCTGGAAGGAGCGCTACGCGGACAGGTTCTTCGATTCCGGCGAGGGAATCACCGACCGCCAGGACGTCATCGACCGCCACGCGGCGGACGTTCGGAAGGAATCCCGCCCGCGAGGCTTCGCGGCGCTGTGGGACGACAGAATCAACTAAAGGAGGATGCACATGCCTACCAAGACAAGCACCGTGCCGGCGAAAACGAAGATCGACCCGGTGGCGGTGACCACCGCGCTGATGGAGGAAACCCCGGAACTGGCACAACCGCTTCTTGCACGCGGAGTGATCGAGAAGGCCGGGGACGGGACCATCAGCATTTCGGGAACCACCGAGACCATTCACAAGATCGGGGACTACATCCTCAACTACACGCCTGCCGCGAACGCGTACCTGGACGCGCTCGTCAACCGTATCGGGTTCGTCATCATCTCGTCCAAGATGTACACCAATCCGTGGTCGGCGTTCAAGAAGGGACGCCTCGAGTTCGGCGAGACGGTGGAAGAGATCTTCGTGAACCTGGCGCGTCCGTACCAGTTCAGCCCTTCCAAGGCCGAACAGGACGTGTTCAAGCGCACCATCCCGGACGTGCGCGCGGCGTTCCACACGATGAACTTCCAGAAGTACTACCCCATCACCATCACCGACGACCAGCTTCGTCAGGCGTTCCTGTCCTGGCAGGGAATCGCCGACCTCATCGCCGCGATCGTGGACAGCGTGTACACGTCGGCCCAGACCGACGAGTACCTGGTCATGAAGTACATGCTGGCGCGTGCCATTCTCAACGGGTACGTCCAGTCGGTGCCCATTCCCAGCGCCACCAAGGAGAACGCCGTTGACGTGGCCACGGTGTTCCGCCAGACGGCGCGGCTCTTGGAGTTCCAGAGCAACAAGTACACCATGTCCGGCGTGACCACGCACACGAACATCGAAGACCAGTACATCATCGTCACCGCATCGTTCGAGGCCGTTATGGACCTGAACGTCCTGGCAAGGGCGTACAATCTGGATTACGCGCAGTTCATCGGGCGCGTGGTTGCCGTGGATTCCTTCGTGGACATGGATTGGCAGCGCTTGCAAGACCTGTTCACCGACGAGAACGGCGTCACCGACCCGTCGTTTGCCCCCTGGACGGAAGACGAGGTGACGGTTCTTCAAGGCGTCCCGGCCATCACCACCTCCCGCGACTTCTGGCAGGTTTGGGACAACTTCGAGAAGATGACGGAGAACTACAACGGCAAGGGCCTGTACTGGAACTACAACTACCATGTGTGGAAGACGTTCTCCATCAGCCCGTTCAACCAGGCCGTCGCGTTTTCCGACGTGGCTTCGTCCATCACCGCCGTCGCCGTCTCGCCAAAGGCTGCGACCCTTCCCAGAGGGGCAGACCTGGCCATCGAGGCGACCGTGACGGGAACCGGCGTGATCAACAAGGGCGTTCAATGGACGCTTGCAGGAAACGCCTCTTCCGGCTCCTACGTCTCCGACGCCGGCAAGGTTCACGTCGCCAAGGACGAGACGGCCACGACGCTTACCGTGACTGCAACGAGCATTGCGGACGCCACGAAGTCGGCTTCCGCCACCATCACCGTGTCCGAATAGTCTGAGAGCGAGGGACTGTTCCAAGTCCCTCGCATTCGGGAGGCTTCATGTCGTTTCAACCGTCAACCAATATCTATATAGGAGCCGTTCCCTTCGACCCGTCGTACAGGCATGTGAGGTACTTCTCCGACAGGGATGCCCAACAAAGGTATTTTTCCTCGCTGTGTCCCGATGTCCTGAGGCGCGAGGACTACACGTACCAGCGACTTGACGATTCCATAGTGGTGCCGTTCAATGCCGAGACCTTGTACGGGTACAATTACTGCATGTTCAAGAACGAGAACTACGGGGAAAGGTGGTTCTACTCCTTCATAACGGACGTCGAATACGTGAATCCAAACTCGTCAAGGCTGCACCTTTCCCTTGACATCATGCAGACGTGGTTTCCCGACTGCACCGTGAAAGCGTGCATGGTGGAAAGGGAGCATGTGGACGATGACACTATAGGGATGCATATCAAGGACGAAGGGTTAGACCCCGGGGAACTCATCGTTGATTACTATTCTTTCGACAATCAGAACCAGTTCCTCTATCCCGTGGTGGCCTCTGCAGTGGAGCCGTTGAAGGATGGAACCTACGTGAACGTCGGGGGAGACAAGTACATGGGTGTATACTCTGGTTGCTCTTTGTCGGTGTTCACCACCATTTCTGAACTCAAGTCGTACATCGACGCGCTTTCTTCCAACGGCCAGCAGGACGCTATAAGCGCGATATACCTTGTGCCTGACTTCTGCGTGCAGAACAGAGTTAAGAAAGACAATGGGTGGGGGTACTGGGTGGACGCCTCGGCAGGAACTCCTACGGAGGACTACAGCCTGAACGTGGGGATGGGCTCGCTTGACGGTTACATGCCGAAGAACAACAAAACCCTTTGTTACCCCAATCAGTATTTCGAGGTGACCAATTTCAACGGAGGGAACCAGAAGTTCCGTTTGGAGTTCTTCGGAACCAAGGGAGTGGCATCGTTCGACAAGACCGGAGGATGCTCTATGTCATCGACGTTGGCGTACATTCCCAAGAACTACAACGGAAATGCCGGAAGGTCTGTGGAACATGCTGTTTACATGGAGGCGTTTCCTACATGCATGTGGGTGTACCAGGCATGGGCGAACATGTACGGACAATCACAGGTAGACCTGTTCGGTTTGAAGTTCAACTCGCAGACCGACTTGCCCTTCATGAACAATGCCATGAATGGTGCGCAGAGGCTTGTGGGCTCGGCAACCAGACTGGATTTGCTTGGAATGGCGAACGATGCAGTTGACACCGTACAAGATCAGGTGAACGCCTTTGCATCCCTTTCAAAAGCCACCCGCACGCCAAACACGTCCAGGGGAGGGATGAACTCCACTACTTCGCTGGTGAACCTGGGAAGTTACACGGTGGGGTTCAGGAAGTACACGTGCCGTCGTGAAATGGCGAAGCAGATAGACGACTACTACAGCATGTATGGTTATCTGGTTTCGGAAATAAAGGTTCCCAACGTTGTGGGCCGCAGGTCTTGGAACTACGTCAAAACGAACGGGGCATCCGTTGTCGGCAAGGTTCCAGCCGGAACCTTGGCGCAGATAAACCGCCTGTTCGACCGAGGCCTTACCTTCTGGCACGTGAACGACGTGGGCAACTACGCGCTTGACAATTCGATAGTTTGAGAGGACATGCAATGCTTACCCCTGGAATGTACGAGGGATTAAGGCTTCCCGACGGCAGGGTGCCGAAGAAAGTCGCTGGAAACGCCGTCCAGCGTGAGAACGACTGGCTCAACGACGAGACGTACCTGTCCTACATGTGGCGTCTTTACGACCTGGCGGTTTCCGTGTTCGAATGGAAGAACCTCCCGAAGGGCGTAAACGAGAGGATGGTGGAGAGGTGGCTTTTGGCGAACGGCATGTGCCTGTTCGTGTACGACGAGGCCATCAAGGAAGACCCGGAGCAGCGCTCGCCGGAGGGATACGCCATGCTGCGCATGGTGATGGCGGGCCCCTTCGACATCTACAACATTCCCAAGGAGCGTTGGGCGTACACGGCAGACCCCAGCCATGCCACGATGAGGTTCGACATAACCAATTCGGTTATCTGCTTCAACGACAACATAGGCACGCCGACCTTCCTTCAACTCGACCTGTATGCCAAGATGCTGTGGCAGTGCGAGCGCAGCGTGTACACCAACATAGCCCAGCAGAAGACGCCGCGCATCGTGAAGTGCACCGAGAAGCAGCGCCTCTCCTTGCAGAACCTTTTCGCCCAGGTGGACGGTTTCATGCCGACGTGCTGGGCAGACAAGGACTTGGACTTGACCGGGGTGGAGGTGCTGGACACCGTTTCGCCCTACGTGGCCGACAAGATACAGGTTGTCAAGCACCAGATCTGGAACGAGGCGCTCACGTACCTGGGCATCGAGAACACGAACACGGACAAGAAGGAACGCATGGTGTCCCCCGAGGTCATGGGCAACATGGGAGACGTGGAAGCCCAGAGGTTCACTCGCCTGAACAGCAGGAAACAGTTCTGCAAGGAAGTGAACGAGATGTTCGGGCTGGAAATCGACTGTGACTTCCGAAGCGGCATGTACATCAGGACGGACAAGGAGGGTACGGTGCCCGTCGCAGGAATGGAGAGCGGGACGGTTGACAAGGGAGGAAACACAGGGTATGGTGGAGGAAATCTCTGGCAGGCGCTCAAGGCGGCATTGAAGGGTGCGAGATGAGCAGGTACACGACACAGCTTAGATGGGTGGTGGAACAGGCCCTTGACGACATCGGCGCCCCGCACGAGGAATCCATGTGGGAGCGCGTGTATTCGGAAGTGGGACTTGCAGACTATCCGATATTCGAAGAAGCCCATAGAAAGGTTCTGAACGACAAGATCATACGGCACTACTACACACGCGAGATAGGTGCCGAGACGGTTGCGAGATGGCGCATGTTCGTGAGAGACGCCATGCATCTGATAATGCCGTATTACAATCAGCTTTACGAATCCGAATTGCTTGCGCTTGGAATGGAGCCTTTGGGCGACCGCAACCTGTCCCACGTAGAACATGCGTGGGGGACGGCCGAGAACATGGGCTCGGGAACCACGGAATCGTCCACCGACACGCAGAACGTCTACCAGGACACGCCGGCAAGCCAGATGATACCGGAGCAGGTGAAGAGCCTGGAATACGCCACGAACGCGACGTTCGACACGGAAACGGCCAGCGGCAAGGCGTCCAACGAAAGCACGGGAAGCTACGACAACATGGTTCAGAGGGACGAGACGGGATATTCCCGCCCGCAGTCCGAACTTCTGAAGCTGTACCGCGAGACGTTCCTCAACATCGACAACGACGTGGTGCATGACCGTGAACTGGCCCAATGCTTCATGACAATATGGTGAAAGGAGGGAACATGGCGACGGACGTAAGGATACCGCCTTTGAGGTTCTTCACGCAAAGGGTGCTTCCTGCGGTGTACACCGACGAACTGTCTTACTACGAAGTCCTGGCGAAGGTCGTTGACAAGCTGAACGAACTCATAGACGTGGTTGGCGACAGCGCCACCATCGAGCAGATTCAGCAGGTCATAAAGGACATAGAGAAGGAACTGTCGGCGTTGTACGTGTACGTTGACAAGGAAGTGCAGGGAGCCAAGGACTATTCGGACGGTCAGAACGATATCCTGGAAAAGTACCTCGTATCCCTGATACTGGATGCGACCGTGGGAAAGGTGTTGGTGCAGTCCCAGACAGGGGGCGGAATATGCCCTTTGCAGGAGGAACTTGACAGGCAATACGACTTCTTGAGGTATTATGCCTACAATGCCGGCAAGATGGATTCGTTCGAGAAGACCGCGCAGGAAATCGACGGCTACGATGCGACCGCTTACAAGTTCGACCTTTACAACGCGACGCTGCTTGACGGCAACACGGATTTGCCCGTGCAGGACGGAAACTAGGAGGAAAGAATGAGCGCTACCGAACAAACGCCTTTTTTGAAGCTGCCGCAATTCGCTGCGACGGACAAGCCAACATGGCTTGGGGACTTCAACGGCGCAATGTCCAAGATCGACACGGGCGTTGCGTCCAACAACAACAAAATAACGGAACAGACGGGACAGATCGCTGCCGTCCAGAAAATGGCGGAGAATGCAATTGCTACGGCCAACACGGCGAGTTCCGTAGCTGAAAGCGCCAAGCAAGATGCAGCAGCCGCGTCATCCGCAGCATCGAACGCCCAGACAGACGCAAATCAGGCGCTTTCAAAGGCAAATTCGTTGGAAAGCCGGTTCGAACTGGTGAAGTTCGGGCAGGTAACACAGACGCTGATGACGCCATCCGATGGGATGACTATTGGGAATTCACTGATCAGTTACGCCCTTAATCAGGACGGGACATACGGCAAGGTATACGGGCGCATACAGGTGACCACGCAGACCGGCGAAAGCGGGCAGCGCGTGACGTTGAAAGCGGGCAGCATACCGTTCAAGAAACCGTCTTCGACCGTGAAGGTGACGTTCGTGGGCATCACTTCATGCTCGCGTGTTGGGCAGAACGACGTAGAACGCATAAACGTTGCTGACATGTGGCTGGAACCCGATGGTTCGTGTAGCTTCTCTTCCATGTCCACACCGTGGACCGATGAAGAAGTCAAAATAGACGTACTTGCCATTCCTATCTATTTTAAGGACTTCGGAGACATGGGGGTGGAGGAACTGGCTTCATTGATGAACGCACCGGAAGAGAAGTTTCTCGAGGCTGTTAGAAGCGTGTAATGGCCATGGCGGAAGTTCCAGACAGAGGAAACCCCAACTTCTTCTCGCTTTTCAACGGAAGCCACGTGGCGGAACTGGTCGGTTCCGCCTCCACCTCGAACGTGTTCATGCTCACTTCGATGAACACCGTGCAGTTCCTCGGGGACTGCACGGCGGGAGCGGACGGCAGGATGTGGGTTCTTCCAGAGGAATGCAGGCCGAAGAATCCCGTCCGCTTCATGTGCCCGATCGAGCCGACGGGCGACGTGCCCGGTGCGTCCTACGAAGTCGTGGTGGACGTGACGGCTGAAAGCAAGGCGGTGGAGGTCGTCACGGGAATCGCAACGGAGACTTCCAAGGCGTTGACGCAGGCCACGCTGTCCACGGAAACGGCTAATGCTGTCGCGGGAGTGGAACTGGCCACGGAAACGGCTAATGCTGTCACAGGAGTGAAACTGACCACCAAGTCTGTACCGAACCTAGTTTCCAGCCCGTCTACCATGACGGGAGCCGGGCTGACTGCCGGACAGTACGACGGAGTGGTTGGAACGCCCGCCCTTTCGTCGGCGACGATGACGGAAACTACGGCAAAGGTGCTGTCCAAAGCCTCCCTGCAAACCACTACGGCAGAGGTGCTGTCCAAAGCCTCACTGCAGACGGAGGAAGGGGACTTCCTGGTTTCTGCGACGGCGGTGTCCGGAAGCATCGAGGTGACGGGCATGCCGAACGCGAAGAAGGCGACCATAAAGGTTCCCGACACGCCGGGTTCGACGTTCGCCGTCGTGACGGTGATGCCTGACGGGACGATATCCGGAGAGCCGGGGGTGCTGCACTACACGAACGGGCACATGTTCAACATATCCGACAACTGGTATTTGGAGGGATAGAATGGAATTGGTGGATGGAACTCAACTGTGGGCCATGGGGTTGTCGTGCGTCTTCATGTTGCTGGACATCGTGTCGGGCTTCGTGGGCGCGTTGAAGAACCGGTGCGTCAACTCTTCCAAGATGAGGGACGGCATATTCAACAAGGCCGCGCTCTTGATCGTGGTTTTCGTGGCATGGCTGATAGAGTTCACGGTCAGGCATGTGCCGGGTCTTGGCTTCGACATGCCGCTTCTGATTCCCGTCTGCGTCATCGTCATACTGATGGAGGTCGCAAGCGTCATGGAGAACGTGGCGAAGATAAGCCCGGCGCTTGCTGGCAGCAGGCTTTTGAAGTTCTTCGATTCGGAAAAGGAGGATTGAGGCATGGAAAGACCGAACGACCTGCCAAACCCGGAAAACTCGGTTTCTTTCGGAGACGTTGCGGAAGTGGAGGTGATCGACCATGGGGACGCCGAATGACGTGCTGCGCATCGCTGCCGGAGAGATAGGGTACTATGCTCCGGACGACCCGCAGCCGGGAAGCAAGTACGGACGATGGATGGCCGACGTGACGGGCGAATCCTGGCTTGCAGGCCCGTCCACCGAGGTGTGGTGGTGCATGATCTTCGTGTCCTGGGTGTTCGCGCGGGCCGGGGTGGACTTCCCGGGCGCGCCGTCCTACAACACGGACTCGACGCTCGCGGCGGCCCGCAGGGTAGGGCGCGTCACCGACGCGGGGCATGCGGGTCCGGGAGACATCGTGGTCTTCGACTGGAACTTTTCCAGCGCGGCCACCGACCATGTGGGGATCGTGGAGAAGAACTATGGCACGTACCTGCAGACCATCGAGGGCAACACTTCGGGTTCCGCAGCAGGCAAGCAGTCGAACGGCAACGGCGTGTGGAGGCGCACGCGCGACTACTCGGTGGTGGCGGGCGTGGTGTCCCCGTACTGGGACACCGCTTCGGAAAGCAGGCCGCAGCCGGGAAAGATCGACGTGGACGGATGGTGGGGGCCTGCCACGGTGAGGGCCTTGCAGGCTGCTCTCGGGACGGAACAGGACGGAGTGGTGTCCAACCAGGACAGCCGCGACATGTCGGCAATCGGCGGAGTGCCCTCCACCGCCTGGCAGGTGGGCCGGGGCGGCTCCGACGTGATCGCCGCGCTCCAGTCCAAGGTGGGCGTGGAGGCAGACCGCTACTTCGGGCCGAACACGTGCCGCGCCTTGCAGCGTTACCTCGGCACCGAGCAGGACGGCGTGCTGTCCCGCCCGTCAGAGTGCGTGAGGGAAATGCAAAGAAGGTTGAACTCGAACACGTTTTGACGTATAATGTCATTGCGCCGTTAGGTAAGCTGGTTTCTCGATTCTGTGGGGCACGTCCTGAAAAGATGCACAGGTCGAACGGAGAAAAGCCCGCTCTGTACCTTCCCTATCGGTAGCAACCCCTGTTTCGAGCGCCCCGCTTGCATGTCATGATGGGGCGCTCGCTTCATAAGGAGACGAAAGTGCAGAAGTACATAGACTTCGACAGGACGAGAAGCCATAACTGCCTTTTCAACTTCGTGAACGGCATACGTGGGTGCGGCAAGACCTATGGCAAGCTGAAAGACGACATCGACCGCTACATGAAGGGCAAGGGGCGGTTCATCTACCTGCGTAGAAGCGAGGAAGAACTGAAGACGTTGACCACGCAGAAGTCTGGCAGGCTTTTCAACCACGTGCAGACCGAGTACGAAGGGCATGCTCTATGGTGCGAGGCCAACTTGCTGCACATAGACAAGGAGGTTTGCGGTTATGCGGCAGCCCTCTCAACGGCCCGCAAACTGAAATCGGATGCGCTGGACTACGTGACGGACATCATCTTTGACGAGTACGTCATAGACGACACGACTTCGCAGCAAAGGTACCTGCCAGACGAGGTGACGGCGTTCTTCGAGTTCTACGAAACCGTGGCAAGGCCTGGTTCGAGAGACTACGACGTGACGGTGTGGTTTTTAGGAAATGCCATATCCTCGTCCAATCCTTACTTCGACTTCCTAAACCTTGAGTTGCCCTATGGAAGCGACATAATCAAGAAGGGCGAGTTTCTGGTTCAGATGTGCGCGCCCCCAGACCTGATAGAGGCAAAGAAGAAAACGAGGTTCTATCAGGCTATCGCAGGAACCGAATACGCAGCTTACGCAGTTGAGAACAGGTTCCTGAGAGACAATCGAACGTTCATAGAGAAGAAAACAAAGGACGCTGAATACCAGTTCACGTTGATCTACTACGATAACCTAATAGGTGTGTGGAGAGACTACCGTAACTGCAAGTTCTACATAAGCGAAAGCGTTGACAAACAGTGCAGAACGGTGTATGCCGTAACCACGGAAACGCAGGAACCTAACACGTTCCTTCTACGTGGATTCAAGAACAACTACCATTTGAAGGAACTAAAGAAAGCTTACGATTCTGGATGTTTGTTCTACGAAAGCCAGAAGCTTTATAAATGGTTCAGGGACATCGTGAGAATGGGGCTGAGATAATGGCAGAACCTGTGATCATAACAGCAATCAGAAGATCAGGGGTGGAAAACGCCTATATAGGTACGATAGGTGATGACGGATACGTGTATTTCAACGATGCCATGTTCTATAGGTTCAAGCCCACAGGAACATGGGAACAGAACGTGTACGTGTTGAACCGGTCGCGGTATTCGTGGGCTAAATGCACGATGTTCGAAAAGATATCAGCCGTGAATCTTAACGCTGGCGCAGGAAGCGTTGCACCGGGTGGAAACGGAGTCGAGGGGGCAATCAAGTGGGCTATTGCTGTTGCAGAGGATGCATCCCATGGATATGATTGGGACTACCGTTGGGGACCTGACTACGACTGTTCTTCGCTTGTGTATGAAGCTTTCCGCGTTGGTGGTGGTTTCGACCTTCCTGTGCACACAGGAAACACGCATTCGATGATTAGAGACTTTACAGCTATCGGATTCAAGTGGTTGGCTGGAAAAGGAAATTCAGCTAGCGAATGCGTAAGAGGTGATATACTCCTGAATACAGCAAACCACACTGAAATATATATTGGTAACGAAATGAACGTGGGTGCGCATATAAATGAAAAAGGAACAGTTAGAGGTGGCAGGTCTGGAGATCAATCAGGTAGAGAGATTTGCACCAATGGTTATTATTCGTATCCTTGGAATGGAATATTGAGGTATGAAGGATGAAAAATTTACAGGTAAATGTAAAAAGCATAATTGTAGTATCAATAATAACCCTTGTTGCCGTAGGGGGTTAGTTTCTAGTTAGACTTTGGTGTTAAATTATGAGTATATATAAGAGTAAGTTAATAAGTTTGCATATAAGAGTAAGTTAATAAGTTTGCTCTGTAGTCGTTACCTTACT